AAGCGGCGTCTTTAATTCGTCCAAGTTCTGCCACATGGCTGTCATAATTGACTTCATACTTTTTAAGTCTTTCTTCTCTCAACTCACCAATATATTTTACAACTAGCGGATTTAGTTTTGGGTTGGTTAGCTCGGATCCCTCCTGCCTACAACGCTTTTCACTGTAACCCGCTAGCTTTGCGGCTTCTGATTTCGTAAGTGGTCCATCAGGTCCACCAAAAACCAATAGCTCGGCAAACCTTTTTTGCATTTCTGTAAGTCTCTTTGGTAATCCCATAATTAATTTCCTGGCCTCAGTGGGTCAACCTAGTTTCCGATACAACCCACTGGGACTCGCTCTTGACTTGCCCATTCCCTTAACTAGCCAGTACTAGGGATCTCACGAGGATTTTGTTGACATTTTAGAGTAACAATCCTATAATGTCAAGTATGATGAGCAATAAAGATATAGAAGATTTAGAAAGACAGTTAGAACAAATTAGAGGACAAAACCAACCAGATAGAGGTCCTAGTGATTTAGAACAGAGGATAGAGGACTTATTAAAAATTAATTTAGCCCATCAAAATTTAAATGCTGACTTACGAGGTGATGTGAAATACTTGCAAGATAGAGTTAACTTCTATCAGATACAGGTTGAACAGTTGAAGAAAGAAAACCAAAGGCTCAGAGATATGGGTAAAGATTTTATCGACGGGCACAGAAACAAAGGCAACATTTAATGTTTGTTAAACATCTGCAACAATACCTAGATAGGTTTACTCAGGGTGAGAATGGTAGACAAGGTAACGCCGTTAGTAACGCCAGAGTTTATATGCATGTTAATGGACACCTTGAAGAAATCAAAAGAATAGAAGTTCAAGAGAGTAATATTATAGGTGATATGTCCATCAGAGTGGTGTTAAAACCACAAAGAGAACGATTAATTATAGCTCCTAACAATCCAGAGTAACTTTGAAAAATAGTATACAGATTGTAAATAATTTTTTAACTAAACCAGAGATAAAAGATGCAATGAATCTTTTTATGTCTAATGACAAGAAAAATTTTACGGGGTGGACCAACCGGCCACTGCATAGACAGATTGTTACCATAGAAAATATGCCTACGATAAAAAAGAAATGTGAGGATTATACAGGAGTTACCATGGATTGGTGGCAAGTCGTTAGATGTTCTGATGGTTCTTCGATGCATAACCACAAAGACACAGCATCAAATAAAACTATTTATTCCACGATTATATTTCTTAATGATGATTTTGAAGGTGGCCACTTAGTCTTAGGTAAAAACACTGTGGTAAAACCTTTGGCGGGCACAGCTGTATTTTTTGATGGTGTTAACATAGAACATAGCGTGACTAAGAATTCAGGTGGGGACAGATATGTAATAGCAGGATGGTTTAAATGAAGTCAATAGGCATGACAGAGTAACTCCGAAAAACCCATGGGTCCAGAGGCAAAACTTTATAAAAAAATTAAGAAAGCTACACCCACAATATCGTGGAATAGGATAGAAAATTTAAGCATTCCAGGCATGCCAGATGCATTGTGTTACAACAAATACAATACTTTTTTCACAGTAGAATTTAAAGTCACGAAGAGTAACAAAGTGAGACTAAGTCCACACCAAGTGGCATGGCATATGCGTCATCCGTACAATACTTTCATCTGCATCCAGGCCCTCGGTTCGGGGAGCTTGAAACTTTATGAAGGGTCCATGGTCCGTGAGCTTGTTGCTTGCGGCTTGGAGCTTGAAGCTTGCTGCTTGGGGCTTGATGCTTGCTGCTTGAAACTTACCGAGCTTGGTGCTTGACGCTTGGTGCTTGGCGCTTGAACCTTGAGTCCAGACAAATCCACAGAAAAATTATTGGCCACGAATCTCTTCTTTTTAGTGCTGACCATACGCTACATTCTTAACAGCCGGATCCCAGCAGGCACGGCAATCCTTACATTCATTCTGCTGTCTAGGGGCCGGACATGTCGGGCCGGTTTGTACAACAGTAGAAGTATTAGGCCATGATGCAGGGGCCGGCTGGTCCACCATCGGTGAACTAAACCTGATAACCAGGTTAGCAGGTTTTAACGAAAGGAAGGCCTTAACCCATGCTTCGCGGGTCGGCATCCAATGCTTAACTGTAGGTGTTAATCTACACACAGAAAAGATCTTGATTAGATGGTCCTCGTCCTGCACATCTCCTGAGTCGTGCCATCTAAAAAACTTTGATTTCTTACTATTAATTATTTTTGCCATTGCTCCTGTCCAGAGCGGGTGACGTATTGCTTTGAGTCTGAAGTATTGCGCATCCTGTACAACTTTAAAAACATAGCAGCCTTTCAATGCATAACAGTCATAGCACACAGAGCCCGGGACCTTCTGCAGCTTGCCGCCTGTTTTGCATTCTTTTGCAGGGAGGCCGTAGGCCCAGCCAGGCATCTTGCTGGGCTTTGATAATGATCCTGTAATTTTTAACGCTTCACTTGTTTTCATCTACTAATTCAATATCAACTAATTTATCATCTGGTATTAGATCACCAACTTCGTCCCATTGACCGTGGTCATTATATCTTAAACTATGGACGATATCATCTGCCTGTTCTTGATCTTTAGCTTTAACAGTTATTTTATAACTCTGCCAAAAGCTCCTTCCTGCCGTGTATTTATATTCTTTCATATGTCCTCTCTTTCTAATCCTATAATATCCTACTGCTTGACGCCTGTCAAGCTTGCCGCTTGTGGCTTGGCGCTCTTCACGACACCGGTTGTTAACACCGCGCCACTAATAACGCCAGGTCACTTGTTGCTTGGCCAAATAAAACACTACGTCCAGTGCGCTTTCGCGACTTATTCGTCCGCTTGTAATGGCCGCTCCCGTGAACTTAATCACCATAACTGGATGATGTGCCCCAGCAATACACGGCCCGTTTACTTGACCCCAGATCCCAACAGGTACCCTACGCTATGGGATCAGGGTTCAAGTTTGGTCAAGCGTTGGTTAGGTCAATCCCCGCTACTAACTTGACCCCAGATCCCTACTGGGTGGAAGCTTCTCTTAAATTCCAAACACCTTAAGGGATCAGGGCTCAAGGGCGTTGCACTTTGTTGGGTTTCAACAACAACGCCATTGAACCGTCCAAGTAAAACCTACCAGCTAGTAGTCGGTCAGTTTAACAGGACACTAGCGTTCCTTCACTGCTTGGACTTGACATCATATATAATATAGGATAATACTATTGTCAAGCATAAAAATAACGAAAGGAATAAATATGCCAAAGACAATGACGAAGTATCAACTAGACCACTTTAAAGAAAAGGTGAGAAGGAACTTTGACCCTTTGATTGAAGAACAGGAATTGTTGGTAAAACAATATAGAGCCGAAGCAACTGAAAAGATAGTAGGTAAGTTAGCAAAGAAAATGGGCGCTGACAAAATACTTACTGAGTTTAAGAAGGCGGAAGAACAGCTACAAGCTGTAAGAGAAAAAGCTAGAACCTTTTTCAAGAAGAAGGCGGAACAAGGCAAAGAGAAAAAGGATCTTACTTACACTATGAGAGAACGTGAAGAGAAGATAACTCTTAAAGATTGTAAAGAGCAACTTACTGATTGGGCACGTGATCTGGTTGATAGAGAAATCAGACGTAGACCTGAAGGCCTGAAGCTCAAACAACTTGAGGAGTTAAAACGACACTCCATTGATACAGTTATGGAAAGCGGAACACCTGAAGACTTATTGAGGGCGCTTGACCAAACAACCAAGAAGATTGGTATTGCGTGGGTTGTGGATACTTCCAAAATAAAACAGATAAGCGCAAACTAACACTTGACTTGCTATCCTATTTAATGTAGGATAGCAAGCAACGAAAGGATAAAAATATGGGATTTACATTTTGGTTTGTTATGTTGATTTTATTTCACGTAGCGCTCTTATTTATGGTTCCATGGGAATAGTATGAACATACAAGAACTAGAAGCAAAGACTGACTTTGTTGTATCGTGGCACGCTAAGAAATATAACAGAGTTATATTCAGAGTTGGCAACTTAAACAAAGAGGGTTGCCGAACATGGGAAAGTGACGGCAAGAAGTATATGACATTTTGGGACACAGTATTAGAAAGATATACAACGTGCATTGACCCAATGATCACGTACAAACGAAAGGTATCATGATTGAATTATTAAGCACTATATTTGTAGAGAGCCCTATCGGGCTCTCTATGATTTTGGCCTTCGGTCTGTGTGCAATTTTATATTGTCTATTGACAGTAGATCAATAGTAGGATAATATAGGACTATGAACAGAATAATTAAAAGAACTAATCCATACTCTGGCAAATCCGAAATGCTAACAAGACAAGAAGCTATGTTACATGACACAGTTAAACAGGCAGAGGAGATGCAGGAATATGACAAGATGCAAAAAGCTTTGGATAAATTTAGTAGGTTAAATCCTAAAGCATACATGACTTTGTTAGACTAATAGTTGTATGCAATAAATGCATCAACCACAGGTTGAGGCGCCCCTGCGGGGCGCCTCGCTTTTACTGTGGACCGCCCTTCGGGCGGTCCAGGGGTCCCGGACCAAAAACCATTTTTATAACATAATAGGACCCACCCCCAAAAATCACGCAAAAGGGGTCCCACTGCTTTCGCATATATGCTTTGACTTAGACACCCACCCATGCTAAAAACGTTTTAGGTACCATAAGAAAGAAAAAAGAAAAAAATTATGATTAAAAAAATAGCCAATGGAGGCTCTAACTTATATCAATACTACCCACCAAGAGATCCTTGTATTTATCTTTTGTTCGATAGTTCGAACAAAATTATTTATATTGGTGAAACAACCAAACTAGCGATTAGATTATATAATCATAGCAAGGATCCAATTAAGAGAGACTGGACTTTAAAGTTTAGACACTTGAGAGCACCAGAAAATTTAAAAGCTAGAAAATTTTATGAGGCATATCTAGTTTTAAAATATCAACCAACATTGCAAAAAGGAGACATGTTAAAACAATACGTGACTATTGTTAATACCAGAAGAAAAAATAAATCTATGATTCTACCTGGTTATGGTAAATTTAAACCTCTGCCAGAAAATGTAAAAGCTGTTAAAGAAAGTTTAGGTCTTTATTCAACAGATTTAAAACACAAGAAAAAGATAGATAGTTTAATTAAAAAAGATAACACTGCTAAATTTTCTAGCTACTTAATAAAAAACCCTAAAGCTGTACGTAGAGTAACAACTTGTAAAATTAATTCTGAAAAAAGTATTTGGGCTTATGGCGCAGCAAAACACTGGATGTTAGATTTAACTCATGAAGATGATATAGATAGTTTGAAAAGTAGGAAAGAATGGTGGAGATTACAAAGGATAGCTTCCATTAGACGAATTAGAGCTGAAGAACATTTAAAATTATTTAAACAAATCTATGATTTTAGAAATGATCAACTAGAAATTAAAACTAAACAAACCATAAATAATATAGATGATTTTTACAGATTAGCTCAAGATCACATGAATCCCATAATAACAGAGGATGTTACATATAATTTTTATAGGTATAAAGCCTATCATGGATGCCTATATGAGCCTTGGTATGTGTGGCAACATAATGTATATTATGGAGCAAGATATGCTGATCTGGAAGAAGAATGTAAACAACTTATCCAAGAGCACATAAAAGATTTTTATAAATATGATGAAAGACCAAGATATGACTACGATCTTGCAGAACAAGGACATCAACAAACTACCTTCTGATGTAAGAAGAGTATTTAAACAACTTCAACTATTACACGCTGAAAAAAAGATACAGAACAAAGCTAAGAATGATTTTCTATCTTTTGTAAAATGCATGTGGCCTGATTTTGTAGAGGGGTCCCACCACAGGCACATTGCAGATAAATTTAATAAATTAGCATCAGGCGAAATAAATCGTTTGATAGTTAATATGCCACCGAGGCATACGAAGTCTGAGTTTGCATCTTTCTTGCTACCTGCATGGATGGTGGGCCGTGATCCAAAGCTCAAGATCATTCAAGCAACGCACACAGGAGAACTAGCCGTGCGGTTTGGTCGTAAAGCAAAACATCTTATCGACTC